TTATATTTCGCTTTCCTCTGAGCTGTACTCTATATCAGATAGCTTAACCTCAAGCTCTAACCCCGTCGTGAAGCCACTATTATTCAGAATGTGAGTTACTTTACTGATTAACCATACCTGTTCGTCTATTACGCGCTTAAAGCCCGACACACGTACAGGCGTCTCAGGAAATAAATCCGCTCGCCCTAGCGCCAGTGTGATTGAAAACTCCGCAACGCCTCGCTGCAGTTTATCCCACTTAGCCTGAGCGGCACGCATCGCCTGCGCCTTTGATGCGTAGACCGTTGTCAGCGCCAGCACGTTATCGGCTTCACCGGCCATATACTCACCCTCGCGAGCCTCCTGCTCTTTTTTGGCCTTTGTCTTTTTGCTGACAGGCTTTGCTTTCGGGTGCTCCAGTGCGCGTAGGTGTTTCTCTTTTGGCTGGCGTTTCAGCGTCACTTTTTGCTTTTGCGGCTTCGGGTCTTTGGTGTGCAACCATTTTGCCGTTACGCCGGTATAAGCCCCACGGTCGGCAATAGCAAATTGATGACGGTCACCATTGCTACGGGTCAGCGTCATTTGCGGGATGGGTCTGCCGCTGGCCGTCATCGCACTACCGGCTTTCAGAAACAGCAATTTCCCCGCTTTCACTGACACCGCAGCTCCGTTTCGGTCAGCTAGCCGGGTCAGAAACACCGCGTCGGACTCCTGCGACTGGTCGATATGCGGTACCGGGATTTTTTTCAGTGAATCAGCGACACTGGCCGTCAGTTTATTGCGTTTTGCGATGGTGCTGACCAGTTCTCCGATGGTGGTGTCATGCCATGACTCTTCACGCCTGGAATTTAGCGTGCCGCGAAAGTCCGCGCTGCGCGCCCGGATGGTCAGGGTGTCAGGCGCTCCCCGGTGCTCAATCTCATCGACCGTAAAATCCCCCTTATTCAGCAACGCCGAGCCCTGCCAGCCAAGCCACAGCGTCAGCACTGCCCCGCGCAGGGGTAACTCAACTTTCCCGTCGGTATCATCAAGCTCAATATCGAGCTGGTCAGCCTCAAAACCCCGGTTATCGGTCATGGTGAGAGAAATCAATCGGTCACTAAAATTGCTGGTAATGTCCTGGCTGTTCAGCGTCAACATAAATGCCGGTGCAAGGCTGGCACCGGCGTCAATTGCCATCCCCGTTATCATGCAGTGAAACCTCCGGGCATACCCTGCAGTTTATCTGTCAAATTACCGGCAGAGCCGAGAAGCTCACTGGCCTGTTTATTCAGGTCACCAAACATCTCTGTCAGCGATTCATCAACCCGTTTTAGCGAAAGCGTGAAATCAATCTTTCTGGCCGCACCATCACTGAAAAACTCGGTGCGTGTAGTCGATACTTTATCGACGATATACATCCCGAGGATATTTCCGGTTCCCTCTATCAACGGCCACGCTCTGCCTTCATTGGCCATCACCTCTACAGCCTTTAGTGAGATCCAACCGCCAGTGATAGCGGGGTATAGCGTACCAGCAAGCTGTATAGAGGTTTCCCCCTCGCCAAGAAACTGATAGGCAGGTGGTTTACCCACCCGGTCATTGGACACCCAGCGATAATCTTTCGAATGCTGCATCGACTGGTAAGGCAGGGTGCGAAGTTCAAACACAAACATTCCGAGAGCAAGCATCATCGTTTAATCCCCCTCAATAGTCGTGGGTCATGTTGGCACGCTGGCGGGCGCGTTTATCGCGCTCAATCTGTTCGAGCGTGTCGCGTAGTTGTCTGTCAAGCTGATGCCCCGGCGCAACACCTCCCGGCAGATTGATGTTGTATTCGCTTTTGCTCTGGTCAATGTAAGAGCGCCCCGCCGGTGCGGTAACTGGCTGATAAGCCTGATAGCCGCCATATGTGCTGGTTGCCGGGATGTAGGAATTACCCTGTGTGGCGGCATTGGTTTTGGCGGCGGTCTGGTCGAGGCTGTCCGACTCTTTGTTGATGATGCCGAGCTTTTCGAGAAGCCAGTCGACACCGCTGCGCAGCTTGTTAAAAACATTGAGCGGAGCCATCAAGGCAGAGGCCAGTGCCTGACCAAATATGACGCCGACATTTTTGCAGCTATCAAGCGTTTCCTGCGTGGCCTTAACCGGTGCTATCAGGTCTTTAAACCACTGCCAGACGCCGCGCAGTTTCTCGCCGAGACCATCAAAAATGGGAGCCAGTGGAGCTAACATTTCCCCGACTGGGGCAAAGGCACTCATGATGCCTTCAATCACTCCCGAGAAAAATGCGCTGATGGGCTCCCAATATTTACGGATGAGTAGCGCCCCCGCCACAATCGCCGCACCGACGGCCACTATCGGCCAGGTAATCGCACCGAGCGCTGTCGCAATGGCACTACCGACGACAGTAAAGACCGTACCCAGCACGCCAGCAGCGGCGATAATTGCATTAATCCCCATGACAACCGGCCACGCAACGAGACCAATGCCGCCGATGATACCAATCAGCGCCAGCGCACCACCGGCGATGATGCCGATAGTTTCCGCTAACTCCTTGTTGTCTTTGATCCAGTCATCAAGCTTTAGCACATACCGTGTTGCTGTCTGAGTTAGCTGACGCAATGAGCTATCTTGCTGGTCATAGAGGTCAGTGCCGACCGCCTCATATGCTGACTGGAACTCCTTGAAGTCGCCGCCGAGGTTATCCTGCATAACCTTGACCAGCTCCTCTGTTTTACCGTCTGAATCCTTTATCGTGGCAGTTAGCTTATCGAGTTTTCCGCTTGCCGCTGCCGCCATAAGGACACTTGCAGACTTCATAGCCTCCTCGCCGAATATCGTTTTCACGTACTCGGCCTTTTGTGAGGTACCAAGATTGTTGCGCTTAAAACTGGCCTGCATTTCTTTCAGGATGGTAAATAGCGGGCGCGTATTGCCTTTGCTGTCTGAGGTTTTAACTCCCAGCTCTTTGAGAGCATCGTATGCTTTGCCTGTGGGTGCCTGTAGTCTCGTTATAACAGCAGCGCCGCCAGTCCCAGCCATTGACCCCCTGATGTTATTATCATGAAGTGTGCCGGTAATCGCCGCCGCCTGTTCAAGACTCACCCCAGCATTTTTCGCAACAGGGGCAAGGTAACTTAATGAGTCACTTAGTCCCTGAAAATCAGCGGTGGTTTTGTTCATCGTGGTTGAAAGAACATCACCGATATGCGCAGCCGCGTCATTAGAAAGTTGAAAGGCGGCTTTTGTCCCCATCAACAGTTGCGCGTTTTCCTCCATTGTTTTTTTGTTTGCAAGCGACAGGTTGAGAGTCACAGGTGTCATGGCCGCTATAGCCGCCGCATCACCACCACCTTTTGCAATGATAATCTGCGCACTGGCTGCATCATCAGCAGAAGCGGCTGTATTGTCACCGAGCTGGCGCGCCTGTTTGCGTAACGCCTGCATTTCTGGCGACTGCTTATCGACCCCGAGCACAGCCTGCAGCTCGGAGTTTTTTTGCGCAAAGTCATAACCGGGCATCAGCAATTTAACCCCGGCCATCGTTCCCGCTGTCGCAATACCGACCCCGGCAGCACCTGCAGCGGCCATGTTACCGGCAAGCTCCTTACCCGATTTATATCGCTCTTTCACTCGGTTTAGGTGCGCCTGCTGTGCGCTGACCTTCGCCAATGCTTCACGCTGCCGGTTGAGCTGCGCCGTCGTCTCGCTGATACGTGTTTTAAGCCCCCGCTCATCGTTTGCCAGATTGCGGGTATTGATACCGGCGGCACCCAGCTCGCGTTGCTGGCGTTTAACCGACTCGGTGAGGCTGTTGTATTTAACCTGCAGCCCCTCGGCGGCACGTTTTGCGGATTCGAGCACCTGTGCCTGCGCTCGCGTCGGGCGCTCAGTATTTTTGAATTGCGTGGCAAGCGCTTCAGCCTCGCGCTTTGCCTTCTCCAGCGACTGGCCGGTTACGGCCAGTTGAGCGCTGGTTTTGCGAAAGCCGTCGATTTTCGCGGCCTGCCCGTTCAGGTCACGCAGCCCTTTTTGTGTGTCGCGAATATCGCCCGACAGGGTTTTACTCGCGGTCTGGATGGATTTAAGCGGTCGGGTCGCCTGGTCGACCGCTTTCAGCAAAACCTCAAGTCTCAGGTTATTACTCATTGTGGTGTCCGCTACGCTGCAGCGCCTTTTCGCGCCATGTGATGAGCTCGGTCAGACTCAGGGAATAGAGATCTGATAGCGGCCAGTGGAATATCACCGCGATATCCGCCATCAGGTCATCGGTCGACAGGTCGGGCGGGAAATCTACTCCGCCGAAGCCGGTGACAAAAAACCAATCACCTTAGCGGCCAACGACAGCATATCGGGCAGGTTCATTGCGGTAAGCTCCTGCGCCGTAAGCGCGGGGTAGGTCATGCGTGGCAATACCTTAATCAGCGCATCGACTTCGGACTGCGCCACCGCTGCCAGACTGACACCGCGCAGGGTACCGGCGTTCGGCTCAATCAGTGTGACTTTATCAATCGTCTGACCGGCGCGCTTAATCGGCTTGTCGAGGGTCACGACGTTCGGGTTTACGGTGTCAATTTCATTGCCAGCCATATCAACAAATTCAGCGGTTTTACGTGGTGCTTTTGCCATGATGTTTTTCTCTGCTCTGAATGGGGATTAATAACCGGCCAGCAGTGCTGACCGGTCAGGGAATTACAGCCCGATTGCGCGGCGGTGCTGTTCCAGACGGTCGACGCCGTTCACCTTCTCAACCATGTTGACGGTGTCGATTTCGATGACGTCGCTACCATCAATCGTGAGGCGGTAATAGGTGCATACGGTCGACAGTTTGGTCGAGGTGTTTTCACCCTGCTTATTCTCGCCGCCGTCGATTTCTTTATGACGGCCACGCATGACCACCTCGACCGCCACGATTTCGCCAGTGTCGTCACGTTGGTAAGAGCCAGCAAAACGCAACGGCACAGCGTCAGCACCCGGCGCGGCGTACTGCGCCCACAGCGCCACATCAGGCAGGCCACCGACAGACCATTCGACGGTTAACGCATCATCGTCGAGACCGAGGTCAATCGCCGCCGCGCCATTCATGCCACCGCCGCGATAGTTTTCGAGTTTGCGGGTCAGCTTCGGCAGCGTCACGGATTCAACAACGCCCATGTAGCTAAGGCCGTCGTTAAACATGTTCAGATATTTGAGTTTGCGGGGTAGTGCCATGTTGTTTCAGGCTCCTTAGCTGTTGACCGATTCGGCCAGATTCACCAGATATTTATCGGTGATACGCTGGCGCAGGGTCAGGCTTTCCAGTGGTGGAACCGGCGTATAGTCGTAGTCGATATACAGTTTCCCGGCCTTGAGGGTTTCCTTGTCATTCGATTCCTCGTCGAACCAGCATTCACCGTCCACGATGTAGCCATTTGATTTCAGCTCGCGGAATTTGGCATTAATGCCGTCGACAATGTCACGGATGAGCGATGCGGTAATGGGCTTATCGACCGCCCACATGTGCGCCTCGGCCATCGTGTCGGCCAGCACCTGCGCGGTGCGGGTGTAGTTCTCAAACAGGAAAAGCGGGTCATCAGAGCAGGTGCGGTTACCCCAAAAGCGGAAACCATCTTTGCGCACCAGCGTCGTGACCCCGGCCTCGTTGAGCAGGTCAGCATCGGTGCCAGATGCCTGCAAATCCCAAAACACTGACGCACTGATGCCGGTGACACCCTGCACGCCGACGTTAGACAGGGTTTTATGCCAGCCGACGGTCTGGTCGATATAGGCACGCAGGCCGAGTGCGCGCGCAGTTGCGTATGCCGGTGCGGTGGCGTTTGTGGTGGTATCCCATGCAAGGAAATCAGGCCAGATGACCATCAGCTCGCGCTGGCTGAAATTCTCGCGATAGGCCATTGCTTCGGAAATGGTCTTGCATCCCCATGCGCTGATGTAACAAAACGCGCGCAGGCTAATACAGACCGACGCCAGTGCAACCGCCACTTCTTTGGTGTCCAGCCCCGGCACGCCGAGAATGCGCGGCTTGACGCCGGTGACCGCTTCGGCAGTCAACAGCGCTTTAATGCCGGTGTATTTACCGTTCTCATCCGTTCCGCCGATGATATTGGAAATTGTCTGCGCTTCGGCGTCGTCGCCGGTACCTTCGTCCACGCGCACGACAACTGTGACAGGTTTTGACTGGTCGGCGATGGCCTGCAGGGACGCGGCCAGCGTGCCTTTTTTACCGGCTTTCGCAATGGCGCTTTGCACATTGGTAATCAGTACCGGCTCGTTGAGGGGAAAGGTTGCCGCATCCGCATCGCTGGCTGTACAGACCATGCCGACGATTGCGGTTGCAACAGTGGAAATGACGCGGGTGCCGTCGTTAATCTCAAGCACCTGCACGCCGTGGTGAAAATCACTCATCCGGTTAACTCCGTGGTTAGTGGGCAAGTGTTATTGTCCTGGCTGGTCTGTTGAGGGGCTATTTGTCAGTGTTGGGCGATGTCTGACACATTGAGACATCAGCAACGGATGCGGGAAATTTTTTGTATAGCGTTGAGATACCCGAGGCGATCCAGTTTCCAGACCACAAGCGTATCGCCCTCTGACAAGGTTCTGAGTGACCTCTTTAGCCCCGGCCAGTCTGATGTTTTGCCGCTGATTTTATCTTCGAAAATCAGCTCACATCCTGCGCACTCCAGTTCATTTCGCTGTAATGCGGTGTTCTGGTCATTTGTTGATACACGTACATAACCGATAAACATGAGAAATAACCCGGTAAAAAGTCGGGATCATGCCAGCTGAACGGAATATCTGCATTTTCTAAAAGGTTGGTTTGGGAGAAGCGGCAAAACGAAATGTTGGGACAGGGGAAAATCAGATACCGGACATGGCCTCTTTTGCCAGTGGTGATGGATGGATGAAATTACCCAACGGGAAAATCCTGCAATATGGTCGTGGTGCGGTTACGCCGACATTATCGACGCAAACAATGAGAATTACATTCAGCATCCCTTTCCCCAAAAAAGCGGACTGCGCCATGCTTACTCATTCTGGTGATGGCGGTGCGCCTTTAGGCGCTGGGCGAGGGTTCGTGATGACGGCAGAAGGCCCAACGTTAACCGGTTTTAATTCTGCTTACAGAACGTCATCAACCAGCGACACGGTATCGATGAATTACAGTTGGTGGGCTGTTGGTGAGTAATTTTATTCAGGGTGATTTATATGAACGAATATGTTTATAGCGCAAGGTATAATGCTTTTTTTCCTGTGGATATGATTGATAAATATAAATCAGAGGGATGGGATTTATCAGACGCTAAGGAAGTAAATCAGAATATTATCAGTGAGTTTATGGCTGAACCGCCACAAGGAAAAATCCGTATTGCCGGAGATGATGGGCTGCCTGCGTGGGCAGATATTCCTCCACCCACGCATGAAGAGCTTATTGAAATTACTGAATCAGAAAGACAGTTACTAATTAACCAGGCCAACGAATACATGAACAGTAAGCAATGGCCCGGTAAAGCCGCTATTGGTCGT